GAGACACACAGGATTTGTAAGGGGTCAACTCTCAGGTGATACTGATACAACAGCAGCTTCTGATCCATCCTGTAATGATGTTGACAGCTGGAGATCCTGTACAGCTGGCATGGTGTCCTCTCAATTGGACATTATGAACAAGAACTATTGGCTGAATCAGTCTAGAGGACCAAATAATGGCATCATTTGGGGCAATCAACTGTATGTGACTATTGTTGATAATCTGAGGGGCTTTGTACATAGAAATACAAGAAAGAAGTCAGGTGCAGATGATGGGGATGATTATGATCCTACTAAGTATCAGTACTTTTTGAGGCACATCAAGGAGTATAAAATCTCTGCAATGGTCAGACTGTGCAAAGTCAAACTAGAGGCTAAACTGGTCAACTACCTGATGAGAATCAACTCACAATGGCTTACTAACTTCGGCTTCAGCTTTCACCATGAAGTGAGTTCTCTTGGAACTACATTCAAGACCCCTCACATGCAGGTGAATGAAGAGCCAGAGGAAGAACCTCCCACTCCCCTTCGCACAATTGATGTGGACTGCGCAGGCAAACTGCGCTTTCCTCAACATGCACACTCCCACTTAGCGAGGGAGTACAAACTCCTCGGCGCTCCAATTGGGCCCAAGCCAGTCCCACAGGGTGGCGCTAAGAAGGGGAGGGGCTCTAAAGCAGCCAGTAAGAAGTAGAGGTGGAGACCCAATTAGCTCTATAAAAGGCGGAGCACAGTCTATTTTCCCTATTCTTGTTCCAACAACCATCCTACTTATCGTTTGAAGGAAAGAGGGTATGGCTTTTATAAAACTTTGTTTCTGTGGTACAGATCCTTGTTCTTGTCTAGCTCTTGAAGGAGAAAGAACCTTTAACCATTTTCGCATAACTGGAGAAACTGTTTATCCTGCTATTGTTGAATATATTGAACAAGCCGCTTTTTATGAAGATATTGCTCATGATCATACTTATTCTTGTATTTTAGTTGAGTTTCCTGTGGATTTTGATGACTACGAAGATACTGCACATGTTGAGCTAGAAAGTACTGAAAATGCTGAAATTGCAATGAATGATCTGCCATATGATAATTGTGAGGAATAATGGCTAACTACTCAGCTCTATTTGATTTAGAAGCTGATTGTGATGATGTTGATGATGATTTTTCTGAGTTAATTGAAGTTTGTAATTGTCAAGATTCTACATGTCCTGTGTGCTTAGATAAGCAATTTATTGTTGAAGATGATGATGAGGATGAAGATGTAAATGTACATAGAAAAAGAGACATTACTGAGTCTATTGAGAAACTGCGGCTTGCAGAAGAAAGACTATTAAATCCTAACAAAAGAAAAAACTTGCTTGGGGAGTTTAATGTTGCTGCTCTTGAGGGTGGGTCAGTTGAAGATGGGATTTATACATATGCTACTACTGAAGCAGAAACACAAGAAATTGAAACACTGATTGATACACTTGAGCCTGAGCCTACAAACAGAGATATTGTTTCAACAACTCTCACAAAAGAAGCAAAGGAAGGGCTTTTGAGAACTGCATTCTACCATTTTGCACTTGATAAAGAGAAAAATGAAGGTGCTCGCTTTACAGACCTATTTAGGTCTATGCAAAGTGAAAAGACTATGCAGCGAATGTGGGGTATCTTTTTGGAGAAACCTAAAACTGGACTGAGACAGGGTCCATATAGATCCCACATTGCCATTGAAGCACTACTTTGTACAGATGCAGATAAAATCAGAGCAAGACACTCTAAAAGTCATGTACTCTACATTGTAGAGTATACACTAACGTCCAGATCAATTGCTGGTATAAAGCAGTTACTACAAAAAGTTGTTCCTGATGCACCACTTTTGATAGGAGTACCCATGATCAAAAAGCCACAAATGAGGGCTTGGGTAAGAGAGTTCACATCAACATTAAGTAATGATACAGCAAAGGACTTTGACTGGCTTGTTCTCAGTACAGAAGGGCCTCTCACAAAAACAGATATCAAGTTTAATGCAGAAGAAATGCTTGTGTATTGTGAAACAGAAAAACCTCAGAATGTTGAAGTGTTTATTGCAAATTACAGAAAAGAGGCACAATTGGGCAATGAAAATGCTCAGGCATGGATTCAAATGACAACAGCTCTAACTGTAGCGAGGCGCACATATGACCTCTGGAAAAGTACATTAAGAGGACAAGCACTCCAATTGGGTCTCTCTGAGTACATAATACACAGATGCAATCAGTTTCAACCAGGAACTAGCTTGAAAGTCACCCAGTTGCTAACACTGAACAAAGTAAATGAACTACAGTTTCTTAGTAAGCTAAGAAAATGGATGAAAGGCCACATTAAACACAATATTCTCTGTTTTGTAGGGCCAGGCAATACAGGCAAAAGTATGTTATGTGAAGCATTAACTGTTGTCTTGGGTGGGGCTTTCCTCTCATGGCATGAAGGTAATAGTTTCTGGAAATCACCAATGGTGGGTGTCAGATCCTGTTACCTTGATGATGTGACCAGAGTTATCTGGAGACATCTTGATGAAAGAGAGAGAAGAACACTTGATGGTGGTGTTGTTGCTATTAACAAAAAGTTTCATGACCCCATTGAAGCTAAAATGCCACCATGTCTGTTAACTACTAATGATGATATTAGGGATATGACTGAATTCACCTATCTTAACAACAGGTTGACGTGGGTGGACTTTCCAACTGTCATATCCCATCTGGTGGTTAAGGCAGAGGATGTGGCTACCTGGATCCTAACACATCAAAGTGAGCTTGATCTTGATTGAAATGGCGACTTTAAAGGAGCTACACTTGGAGCAACTCTGGCTCGATAAAAATAAGAGAAAAGTTGTTAATGCTATAACAGCTCTTGATTATTTCCAGAGGGAATTGGGATTTGTACATAACTGTCAACTGTATAAGGAAAGAAATGCCTTGCCTGATAAGAAATTTACTGTAATGAGTCCAGTGCCATTTGTTTTTCTCAGTAAAGCGAGATATACTGAACAACAAACCCAATTAGAGCGTATTCTGAAAAGTGTCCAACAGCTAGTAGATGAGAAAATAACTGGGAAATTCAGCTACCATGACCTATCTTGGGAAGGTTTCATGCACTCCCCTGGTTATATTGTGAAACAAGGTGGACAATATAATGAGAGAGGCTATCCTACCTTTGTACATTTCTATATCCCACAAGGAGAAAAGCCCTATTTGAAAGTCACACCTGAAGGTGATGCAGAAGGCTTTTTCTTCCACTATAATGGTCATAAAACCTACTATTACAGGTTTCCTGAGAGTGAAGAGGACTCTTCCACTGCTCCCCCCAAAAAGAAAGCCAAAAAAAAGACCACAAAGGTCAAACATACTGAACCTGTACCCCCTTCAGCTGTTGGGAGTTCACATACCTCTTTACCAAAGACAGGTCATGGTCTAGATAGACTGTTAGCTGAGGCTAAGGATCCCCCAGTACTTGAATTTAGAGGTAGTATTAATGTTATAAAAGGCTTTAGACGGAGAGCTCTTGAGAAATATGGTACTTTAATTTTAGGTTCGACCTCTACATATCACTGGGGCAAAGCCCATCACAATGAGACTGTGTATTGTATGTTTAGCTTTGAAACAGTAAGCAAACGTAAGCAGTTTCTACAAGAGTGTTCATTGCAACTACCTGACCATAGAGTGGGAAATCTTGCAGGATGGGCTTAGATTCTGAATTAGGACATAACAGAGGGTGGCATAATGGGGAGCTACAAACTAGTCCTGATATATTTCATAACATTCTTAAATGGTCAGCTGGATTTCTCTTTACTGGAGGTGTTGAAACATTTCCAGAGCAGGTTTCTGAAGTTGCATATGATAGTCTTGTAGATTCTTCTATTTCAAGTGGCTCTTCACACACTATCTTTGAAAACCCCGGTGCAGGTGTGCCACCACCAGCTGAACCTGAAAACCCATTTATTGAGCCTGTTGATTCATCAGTAGTAGTAGGTCAAGATGGGATCGAACTTCATGATTTTTCTGCTGATCTGACAGTAGAACCTGAAGTTGATCCTACTTTGCCTTATGAACCTGCGGTAGTAGAAGTCACAGAAGAAAGTCTGCCAACTTCTACTGTATATGAACCAGAGACCGAATTAGAGCTTGGTACTACAGTATGGCAGTCAACTCCAGAGCAACCCAATTGGCGCCAAAGACTCTTTAACTGGAGAAGACCATTTCAGTATGAGCCACTTGATAGCTCTATTGAAATGGAGGAAATTGCTGTAGTACAAGGCAGAAACAGAACTTTGTACAGAAGTAATACTGTTATAAGAGATGCAGGCTTAAGAAGTGGAAGACAAGTAGAGTACATCCAATTAGATGAGATATCTGATATAGTTGGATCAGAGGTAGTAGTAGTGTCTGAAAATCCCACATTTGACTTTGAGAATTTTGAACCAAATTCAATTTTAGAGGATATTACAGCTGGAAGGGGAACAGATGAAGGTATTGAAGAAGTGTCACTTGAACCTGAAATTAATTCTGCAGAGGAAGATGCCTTTCTGGAGGGACCACTGAGGGAGGAGCTGCAAGTGAAGGCACAGGTCGGCCCAATTGGGTCCCGCCCGAAGAGAAAGAGGCAGTCTTCACCAGAGGGGGATTTCACCAACCACACAGCTGGCAAGAGAGTCAAACCCACGCCCTCGCCACTAAACCCAAGTTATATTGTATTTGAAGAAGGGGAATTCAAAGTTCCAAAGAAACCCTGTAAAAAAAAGAAAGTTTGTGTGAAACGAAAGGGCAAGAAGTGTACTAAGTACAAACTACGTTGTAGAAATGCATAAAGGTAGGATCCCCGTTACTCCAGCCTTCAGTGAGGGTGGAGAACTCACTGGAGATTATGTTATCTCTACTGATCAATTTGTACAGGAGACTGACACTGTATATCACATAGAGTCAGACTTGTTAAGATTACAAGGGCATCCATACAAAGCCCATATACCTAAGGTGGATTGTGTTAACCCTTCTCGCTTTACTGTTTTTAAGCTGATTGTGCCTGATTACAACAAGTTTCATTTACCTGAACAGCCTGGAAAAATCAGTTTGGACAGTACTGTTTATGTTTGGAAGCTTGTTGCCGTGAGAGTTGACTCCCAAGGAGTTCTCACACCAGCCACTACAGGACAGGCGGATTCTGCCTTTGTCGCCACAGACAATGGCCCACCCAGTGCTGCACCATCACAGCAGAATGGTGATGAGGACGGCGAAGACCTGGAGTCTGGGACCTATGTCCCTAACTATTGGGGTATGGAGCACAAGCAGAGACAGCTTATTGCAGCTGGCTGTGCACCTCTTGATGGCGTCTATGAGACTGCTGACTACAAGACCTTCACTGAAAATGGAGGTACGACTACAGTTACATGTGAACTGAAAAGAGCTGTCAGATCTATTGAAGATGGAGATCTCTGTGAATTTGGCTATGGAAACAGAGGACTGGTCACTGATGCTGATCACAGAGATGCTCCCACTGACATGACCAACAATGACCAGCCAACTCTGATGCCTGACTTCCTCGGGATGACAAATGATGACATCGGGGACAAATGCTTCTTCCATGTGGAAAGAGACTGTGTTGGTGTGAGACA